TGCCTGAGGGAACCGAGCTGGAGCTGTGCGTGGTGGGCCTGCACGCGTGCAAGTCGGCGTTTGCTGCGCTGACGTATGCACCGGGGCCGTGGGTGAGCCGAGTGCGGCTGGAGGGCCGGGTACTCACGGACACGGACAAGGCGTGTGCCACCCGTCGGGTGCGGCTGGAGGGCCGGGTACTCACGGACACGGACAAGGCGTGTGCCACCCGTCGGGTGCGGCTGGAGGGCCGGGTACTCACGGACACGGACAAGGCGTGTGCCACCCGTCGGGTGCGGCTGGCGGGGCCGGTGGATGTGACCCGTGAGCTACGGCTGTTCAGCGCGGACTGTGCAGAGCGGGTGCTGCCGATCTTCGAGAAGACCGTGCCTGGTGATGCGAGACCACGGCAGGCGATTGAGACGGCCCGGCGCTTTGCCGTCGGCCAGGCCACGGCAGAGGAGCTGGTTGCTGCCTGGGCCGCTGCTGGGGGCGCTGCCCGGTCCGCCCGGGCCGCTGCCGGGGACGATGTCTGGGCCGCTGCCTGGGCTGCCGGGGACGATGTCTGGGCCGCTGCCGGGGCCGCTGCCGGGGCCGCTGCCCGGTCCGCCCGGGCCGCTGCCGGGGACGATGTCTGGGCCGCTGCCCGGGACGATGCCTGGGCCGCTGCCTGGGCCGCTGCCTGGGCCGCTGCCGGGGACGATGTCTGGGCCGCTGCCGGGGACGATGCCTGGGCCGCTGCCCGGGCTGCCTGGGACGATGTCTGGGCCGCTGAGAAGCGGTGGCAAGACCAGACGCTGACCAGCCGGCTCAAGGCTGCGCTGAAGGAGAAGGGATGAAGACCTACACTGGCTGGCACTTCACGGCGACCGAGACCAAGGGCCGAGACGGCTGGCCGCTAAAGCCTACCGAGGAGCTGCCTGAGGGAACCGAGCTGGAGCTGTGCGTGGTGGGCCTGCACGCGTGCAAGTCGGCGTTTGCTGCGCTGACGTATGCACCGGGGCCGTGGGTGAGCCGAGTCCGGCTGGAGGGCCGGGTACTCACGGACACGGACAAGGCGTGTGCCACCCGTCGGGTGCGGCTGGCGGGGCCGGTGGATGTGACCCGTGAGCTACGGCTGTTCAGCGCGGACTGTGCAGAGCGGGTGCTGCCGATCTTCGAGAAGACCGTGCCTGGTGATGCGAGACCACGGCAGGCGATTGAGACGGCCCGGCGCTTTGCCGTCGGCCAGGCCACGGCAGAGGAGCTGGTTGCTGCCTGGGCCGCTGCTGGGGGCGCTGCCCGGTCCGCCCGGGCCGCTGCCGGGGACGATGTCTGGGCCGCTGCCTGGGCTGCCGGGGACGATGTCTGGGCCGCTGCCGGGGCCGCTGCCGGGGCCGCTGCCCGGTCCGCCCGGGCCGCTGCCGGGGACGATGTCTGGGCCGCTGCCCGGGACGATGCCTGGGCCGCTGCCTGGGCCGCTGCCTGGGCCGCTGCCGGGGACGATGTCTGGGCCGCTGAGAAGCGGTGGCAAGACCAGACGCTGACCAGCCGGCTCAAGGCTGCGCTGAAGGAGAAGGGATGAACCAGGCTGAGTTCAACGGCGTCTGGGTGTTCATCGTCGGGAGCTGGCCCTTCGCTGCGCTAAAGGAACCCACCACGAAGGAATCGTGGCGGGTTGGGCTGGACGACCTCGACCGGCTGGATGTGATCGACGGGGTGAAGGCTGAGCTGAAGGCGTCAGACCGGCTTCCGAGTGTGGCTGCGATCCGCCGTGCGGCAAACGAGGCGGCACGGAATCGGAGGCTGTCGGTGGGCTACCTTGAGGCACCGGTGTTGCCGATCCCTGAGCGGTTCAGGGGAGACTGGCAGCGTGTGCGAGAGATGGTTGCACTTGGTCCCCTTGATGAGACGGGCGCCTATGCCGATGAGTACCTGTGCGAGCACGGGATCGGGCATCCGCGACCAGGAGTATTGCACCACGGTGGCGGAGTCCACGGTTGTGACGGCTGCTGTATCGACCGGGGGCACCTAGATGACCAGGGCTGACGCCCATTCTTGTGGATACCCCGGCTGCAAGACCCAGCCGACGATGTGGTATGTTTACCGCATGTGGTCGAGGTGGCTGTGCAAACCCCACGGGGAGCACTGGCTGAAGATCGTAGAGTCCCAGCAGGTCCGGCCCAAGGAGTGGAAGCGCTAATGCCGTACAAAGACCCAGAACGGAGGCGCACCTACGATGCCGCCCACCGAGAGGAGAAGCGCACCCGCAATGCCGCCTACGATGCCGCCCACCGGGAGGAGAAGCGCGCCTACGATGCCGCCCACCGAGAGGAGAGGCGCGCCTACGCCGCCGCCCACCGGGAGGAGAGGCGCGCCTACGCCGCCGCCCACCGGGAGGAGAGGCGCACCCACGATGCCGCCCACCGGGAGGAGAGGCGCACCCACGATGCCGCCTACAAAGAGCGCCAATGGCAGGCCGCACAAGCTGAAGCGGCGGGGTGTATTGTTGGCACTTGGGAGGAAAATGGGCGCCCTGGTTGGCAGGGGAGGTTGGCCCGAGAAGTGGCTCGTCGGAGGATCGCCGAGGGGGAGGAAGATATGTCGCTAGCGGACTTGTTTGAGCCCGCGCGGCAATCGGAGTTTTATTGGAGGCAAGCAAGTGGCTGGTTATAGGACCAGGACGCCCCAGGACTTGGCCTGGGATAACACACGGCGCCATGCGGACATGGATATTCGCGACCTAGTGGCCGACGCCCGGGACAGGGTGATGACGGAGTTGGACAGCAGGTTCAATGCCAACATCCAGGCGGGGATCATTCAACCGCTCCGCGTCAGCCGTGCCGAACTGTGCCGGATGGTGATTGAGGCGTTGGGGCAGCACAAGATCGACGCAGGCGAATGATGCGATACGTTCAGGTGCTACCGCCCGAGGATGACGATCTCCCGCCGCCCAAGTACGTTGGTCGGTTGGAGCATCGCATCCTGGCCCCGGAGCCCGACGACGTAGGGACTGCGCGTGCCGGTCCAGTGCTCGATCTGGATATCGAGAACCGGCCGGGCTTCTACTGGTACGACGATAAATGCACCGCCGAGATCACCGCTATCGCAGCCTGCTGGGTTGGTAAGCCCAAGAGCATGAAGGTCTGGCTGACGGGCCGGGATAGCATCTCGGAGGCGCTTGGCGGCTTCCGTGCGATGTTCGGGGAAGCCGCGATGGTGACGGGGCACAATGTCCGGGACCACGACCTGAAGATAATCAACGGGGCTATGTTCCTGAACGGTCAACTGCCCTTACCCGCCAAGCAGTCGAGTGACACCCTGAAGGACTTGGTGCGATACAAGGATCTGCCCCGGTCCCAGGAGGCGCTAGGTGTTATGCTTGGGCTGAAGTTCCCAAAGCTACACATGAGCGTGATGGAGTGGGATATGGCCCAACGGGCGGGAGAGTGGTGGAGGGTAGAGAAGAGGGTGGTGGCGGATGTGAAGCAGCACATGGAACTCAGGGCTGCGCTGTTGGGGCGTGGGTGGCTCCGCAGCCCGCGAATTTGGAGGCCGTGATGAGCAAGATGCGTCCGAAGATGCAACGTAACGCCTGTGCGGCCCGCTGGTGCCGTAGGGACAGATTGCCCGCCCCTCTCATGCCGTTCTGTAAGACCCATGCCCAGTTCGCGTTGGATATGGGCTGGACCAACCCGGCCAAGTTCGACCTCGTTGTCCTGGGGCTGACGCGCCCGGATAGGCTGGCTGAGGTATACTACAAGCGCGGTCTTCTTCGCCGGTCGATGATTGCGAGGTGGTGGCAAAGAGTGAGGTGGGAGTGACGATGGACATACACGAGGAACGGCACCCCGGCGTCGCGGTGGTGCGTACTGCGGACGGAACCTGCAAGGCGTGCAAGATGTTGAAGCAGAAGGCATATCGCAACTCTCACGCTACCGAGCGGGCAACGGAACAGGCGGCGGAGCGAGCCCGGAACATCGCCTACAAGGCCGCTCACCCGCCCACGGAGCGATCTAGGTCCGGGTGGGAGTGGGATAGGGCCTGCAAGGCATATGACAAGGCCGAGTCCCGGCTGGACGAGACTATGCAAGCCTACGTCAAGGCCAAGCGGAAGGCTGGGGCGTTGGCTACGGAGACGGTGGTGTGAGAGAGGCGTCTGTCTCGAGTGCAGGTGGTGCAATTCCCCCGAGGCATCTCAAGTGAGGATGTTTGGATGACTCCTCTGCGTGCTCGAGGTAAGCGGTACACAGAGCGCGAGGCTGCTCGACATCGGATCTCGCTTGACCTCCACAAACGGGCAGAGTACCGCTGTGAGGGCTGCGGCATCCGCGATCAGGATGCTTCCCACCTGGACTGGCATCATCTCGGTGGCAGCCGGGGCACGGGGCTGGGCTTAGGCGACTGGGCTGACTCGCTGGAGTTGGCCGCGCTGCTTTGCCACGACGACCCAAGGAACGGTCATGTGGGCTGTCACACGATCGCGCACAACGACCCGAAGGGGGCGCTGCGGTATCGGCTGCTGCGGGAAGCGGGCGAACGGCTACGGATCAGGGCGGGCAACTACTGCACTGCGGAGTCGTTGCGGGCCGAGATCGACCCTGCCGATGCGATACGGATGCTGGTTCGCCGTCTCGAAGAGACGGGAGTAGATCCCTGGTCGGTGGAATGGCGGCCATGAAGGTCATCGTCCCCGGTCGGCTGCTGCTGTTCTTTGGCATCTGGTGGCTTGTTGCCCATATAGGGGAGATGCTGTGAGCCTCCCAGAGCCGTACTACAGCGAGGATGGGATCACGATCTACTGCGGGGACTGCCGAGACGTGTTGCCGGGATTAGTGGCGGTTGACCTCGTTCTCACCGACCCGCCCTACGGGCTAGGGGACAAGTGGCAAGGCGGCAAGCGTCAATGGCCACTCCAATACGAAGGTGGGGACAGCCTCACCGGAGTAGCATGGGATTCCGTGCGAATCGAGGGGCTATATGAGTTGATCGGGACGGGTCCAGCTTGTGTCTGGGGCGGGCACCTCTATCCCCTGCCGGTCAGCCGAGGTTGGCTTATCTGGGACAAGAAGCAGAATGACCGTTTTTCTTCAGGTCAGGCCGAACCTGCTTGGACCACTCTCGACCAACCGATTCGGACATTCAGGATGAGCCGAGTCGAGGCTTACTGCAACCCGCGCGATCCCAAACTCCACCCCACCCAGAAGCCCCTCGATCTTATCAAGTGGTGTCTCGGCTACTTTACAGAGGCGCAACTGATTGTCGATCCATTCATGGGATCTGGGACCACCCTAGTCGCGGCCAAAGAACTCGGGCGTCACGCCATCGGGATCGAGGTTGAGGAGAAATACTGCGCCATGGCCGTCAAGCGGCTCGCTCAGGGAGTGCTACCGATATGAGCGACGGACCCGTGTACGTCTGGTGGGCGAAGCGTAGCCAAGTGTTCCACTTCCGTCCTAGCTGCGGGATGCGGCACCACTGGGACCACCGGGAGAGCGACCTCGCGGTGTTGGCCATCCCGAAGCTCCGGGCGGCGGGTAGGCACGCATGTTCGTATTGTGTTAGAATGAAGGGATGAAACCTTGGTCTGCCCAAGAGGATGCCTTTCTGCGCGAGTGGTATGGCAGGCGACCGCTACCGCGCAACTTCTTGGAACAGGCAGCTTCTCTGTTGGGTCGTACGAAGGCAAGTGTAGCCTGCCGCGTCAACGAACTTGGTATCGCGGCGTTGGGGACCGACCCGTACGACGAACGGGGCAAACAGGAGGCCCGGCGTCAAGCGGATATCACCCCCGAAGAGCGCAAATCTGCACGGTCCGCTTCCGCCAAGGCCGGGATTGCCAAGTACGGGCATCCCCGAGGAATGCTCGGTAAACGACAGTCGCCGGCGGGGTTGGCGGCACTTGCCAAGGGTGCGGCGCACAGTTGGTCTGAGGCGGAACGTCAATCTGTCAGCGACCGAACGAGCGCGATGATGATCACCAGGCTACGCGAGCACCCCGAAATGTTCGCGGGTGGTCGTCCAGGCAAGGGGGGGCGCCGGGCAGATCTCGACAACCGCTACTTTCGCTCCCGCTGGGAGGCCAACTACGCGCGGTGGCTCAATGTGCTGGTGGCTCGTGGGGCACTGGTGGGCTGGGGATACGAGGTCGAGACATTCTGGTTCGAGGGGATCAAGCGTGGTAGCCGGTCCTATACCCCCGATTTCCGCCTAGAGCTGCCTGACGGCTCAGTGGAGTGGCATGAGGTCAAGGGGTACATGGACGCCAAGAGCAAGACCAAGATCGGCCGCTTCCACCGCTACTACCCAAAGGAGCGCCTAGTCATCCTCGACGGAGAGTGGTTCAAGGCATTCCGCACCTCGGGTGGCCCAGCCCTCTGCGTGGGATGGGAGACGTGAACGGGATACGGGATGCAGGGGGCTGGAGGACGACGGCCCAGAATGGTGCAAACTACAGGTTACCGATCATCGGGTGGCGACGAAACCAGAGCAGCGGATCGAGGTTGAGGTCTCGCAATGACCAAGGCTGATGCTCATCCCTGTGGCTACCCGAGGGGGGGGGGGATGAGTCAGATAGACGAGATCCGGGCAAAGCACCACGCTATCGATCTCGATGCGCCGGAACCGTCTCTCGGCCCGTACTGCCTAGCAGACTTTGAGCCCTGGCCCTGCGACACTGCTGTCGCCCTGGCCGAGGTCGATCGGCTGCGGGAGTGTCTTACCTCGGCCCGGAAGGAGATCGGTATGCTGCGGGATGAGCTTGATCGGCTGGAGGCCGAGATCAAACTGGCGGTACACGAGGGCTACTACGGGGTCGAGCAAGGGCACAGCGACACGGACACTCTCGATGCCGTGATGGTAGCCTTGGCGGCCTGGTGACCAACTGGCCGGAGGAGACGAAGCTGAGTGTCTACGACGGCGGAGGCCGTCCGATCCCCCCGGATCGCGCTTACCGTGGGATGGAGACTTCCTACGCGATCGCGGCGGCGATGGTTGACTCGGTGATTTGGGACCTGCCGAGTTGGGTAGCCGACATCGTGGCTTGGCGGTCCAAGGAGCCACCGCCGATCGTCCTGAGCCAGACCGATGCTTGGCTGAGAGAGCATGGCTGGAGGGATGTCGAGGATGTCTACGACGCTGCGGGGGTGACTGAGCAGCAGCGGATAATCTTGGGACTACGGCTCCTGGGTAATACCGATCGGGAGATCGGCCGGTGGGTTGGGATCTCGCCACTCATGGTTAGGGTCCAGGGTTTCCGGGCTATGGCCAAACTTCGGACTAGGTGCCTGTAACGTGAATCCGGTTATAGACAGAGGGGTGAATACCTTGCTGGGGGAACCGCATGACTACCAAGGACCACGAACGGGCCGTCGCGGGGTTCATGCGGCAGATGGCATCGGCCGCGCCCGAGCGCACGGGCGATGTGATCGGGCGCTACCCCGTACTCTCGGAGCGGCAGATGCGGACGCGCCGCGAGACGGAGATCCCCTCTGGTTTAGATCCGAGCCAACCCCAGCGGGTGCTGAGGACCTACATCGACCCGTGATCACCCTTGGCTACTCTCAACTGTGTGATAAGACCGTGACCGACCGCGTCGCCTACTTAGCGGCCCATGATCGTGCTGCGGTGAGGCGGCTGGCTTCTGTGGTAGTATTGGTCCATGATCTGTCCGCTCTGTGGTGAGAAGTGGCGTCGGCACGGAGGTGTCCCCCGGAATCACCCCGGGTGGGCCGACTATTGCCCGCGGTGCTATTGGAGGTCCAGGGGCCTAATCCACTTCGGCCCCTATGCGCGGGACCGGGCAACTCACCGTCGCGCCCTGGCGCCGTGGCTCAACTCCAAGTGGTACGCTGACGCTCATGGCTGAGTTCGGCGACCGCCCGGTCCCGGTCGGCGGCGTTCCCACTGTATCCAAGGGGTCAGTGGGCTGGGACTTTTACGTCGGCACTTCGTCGCCCTCCTACGCCATCTATGTCTTCGAGGATCTTGAGGCCAAGAACTGGGGATTCACCATCCCCGTGCTGGGCATCACGGGCGGGGCCAAGACGCTGGACAAGACGCTCAAGCGGGTGCGGAGGGCTGTGGCTTTTGCCCTCGATCCCGACTCCGTGGCGGCGAAGGTGAAGGCCATCGCCAAGCGCCGACCCGACCCGATGAAGCTGACAGCCAAAGAGCGTCGACATCTCCGAGAAGTTGCCAAGGGCAAGTACCGGAGTTGCGAATGACCCCTAATCCCCGCTGGACGCATCAGCCAACACACTCAGCACACATCACAGCCGTGGTTTATGGTGCGCCCAGCCGGGGTTCAGCGGTCGTGGTGGGTGATGGCTAAGCAACTCCACCCGTGGATAAGTGGCGGCGAGCTGAGCCTTGGTCCGGTAGAAGGCTTCCATCGCCTCTTGTGGTCGTTCCACTGTCCGGTATGTGGTTCCGGCAGTCATCATGAGACCTTTGCTCAGGCGCAAGAGCGGGCCGCCGAGCATGAGCGGAAGCACGGGGGGGATGGTGATGTCTGATCGGACCGACTGCCACTGTTTCTGCCAGGTGCGACATCCGGCGATGCCGGAGATCTGCACCAACTATCGGGCGACGACCGTCGCCTATGCGAGTGATATCACTGGCCCGGTGGACGTGCCGCTGTGCAATCCTTGCTGGAACGCGGGTGATGCGCGGCAGCCAATGGAGGTGGCGCGTGGGTGAGGCCGAGAGTACCAACCCGACACCCTCAGAGCACTTCAACGTCTGGAATGAGGCCATGCCCAGCACGGATGCCATTGGGCTATCCCCCGAGGCACAGGTGCTCAAAGATCATGCTCACCTGTTAGGGGTCTACTGGGACTCCCTGATCGCCAATGGCGTTCCTTACCATCTCGCCGAGACTCTGTGTGAAGAGTATTCGGAGGAGGTTCTGAGTTCGGATGGCGATGGGGGAGAGTCCGCATGAGCAGCACTGAGCCGCGCCCGAGTCGGGACCCAACTAACGAGCCTTCGGGTGGCTACACCTCGGCAGACGGGACGTTTGTCGAGTACCCCGAGCGGCAGCCATCCAACGAGACGCGCCTGATCGGCCTCGTTGATCGGCTGGAGGCTGAGAACGCCTCGCTCCGCAAGTCGGCCGGTCTGATGCGAGCCCACCTGGAGCTTGTTCACGATTGCGGATGGGACAGCGAGCGGGGGAACTGCATGGATGAACGCAGGATGATCGGCGGATGATCAACCGTGCGGGCAGGCCAACGGGCTGACCCATGTCCCGTAGAGCCGCAATCCCCGGGGTGACCTGCCCGAAGTGTGGCGAGTTACACCTGACCCGCTTCGGTGGAATAGCGTGTGTAGCTCATATCAAGCACGGAGAGCGGAAGGGAGAACGATGCCGCCGCTCGCCGACCCTCGGAGCGACGGTCTGCAAGACTCATGGCGCTGCTGCCCCCCAGGTGAAGAGGCTTGCTAAGCGCCGAGTCACCGTGGCTAAGGTGACCAAGGCCATACAGGGTGAGGTTGTAGGTCCGGTCAGTGATCCGTTTGCCACTCTAGAGTTGTTGGCTGGCGAAGCCTTCCGCTACTTCGAGGTCTTTAGGTCTCGGGTGGAAGAGCTACAGTCTGTTCGTTATGAGTCCGGTCAGGGCTTCGAGCAGATCCGTGGTGAGGCCCAACTAATGGGTCAGTACCTAGACCGGGCTCAGAAGTTCGCAGAGACCCTTGCCAGGCTACCCCTAGAGGAAAGACGGGTCAGAGTGACTGAGTTCCAGATGCGACAGGTGGTTACCGCCTTTGACGCTGCTGTGGCAGCGGTCGCTCTAACCCACAGCCAGCGAGACGATCTCAGGGTCTCAATGGCAGGTGAGCTGCGTAGACTGGATACCAAGGCATGAGCACGGGCGCGTATGCCAGGGGATTAGTTGGCTGAGCCAGACGTAGTGCAACAGCGGGATACCGTGGCAGAGATCGATCGGCTCAGGGCCGAGAACGACATGCTGCGGAAGCAACTCGCCAAGGCACTGGCTGGTCTAGCTGCGATCGTAGGCACCATCACGGTGCCACTGAACAACTAGGGCATGATGACTAACGAACCTGACCTTCTCAAGCCCGAGGCAGACCGACTTGCCCGCACACTGTCTGATCTCCGGTTCTACGGTAGGAATCGCCGCTGGGGTGGAATGTTCCGAAGCTTTTGGAACACCCTGATCCGAGGGCACAACGACGAACTGTGCCAAGAGTGCGGCGCCTACTATTTCAGTTGGCACGCACCCGAGCCGCTCTGGGCGGAACTGATCGGCCACGGGAGCGGGCTACTGTGTCCCCGGTGTTTCGACCGCAAGGCGGACCGGTCGGGAATATGGTTGATGTGGACACCGATGGTGCACGCTAGGCGCGACCCTACTGGGCAGCGGAGGTGGATCGAGACGTCTAACTGGTGGTTCGATGACACCCGCGACGCCCTAATGATGGGTGTCCCGGACCCCGATATTAAGGCCCACTACCCTGAGCAGTCCCCCTGGAATACCGTCCGCGAGGCTCTGGCCACCCTACCGGTTGCGCCTTTCGTACCCACTGCAGATTCCTACGGCGCGATCACCGGCCGAGTCCAGACCCTAACGAACCGTGGTGGCTTGCGTTTCGCCCTTTACGACACGCTTCACGATCGCGCGGTCTCCTGCTACCTTGCCGAGGGCCACGAGAGCATCATGCGGGATATGTGGGGCAGACTCGCCAGCGTAGAGGGACTGATTCGGCGTGATCCCATCACCGGACGCCCGCTCACCATCCGCGACATTCGTCAGATTGAACCTCTGCCGGAGCACGCGCCACAGGCGCTTGAAGCGGTGCGCGGGATCTCGCCTAGCCCCCAGGGACTACGAGCCGAGGACGCTATTCGCCGCCTGCGTGATGCCTGATCTAATCTACTGGGACTCCTGCGTCTTTCTCTCCTATGTCAATGGCGACGCCGATCGATGGCACACCTAGCGGTGGCTGTGAAGGTGAATGGCTGGGCAGACGAGGAGGTGGCCCCACTCGTCGTGGCGCTCAACGGGCTGGCGGAGGTCGTAAGCCTGGACAGCTGCCAAGACTCCCGAGATATAGGGGGCGCATACGTCATGTTCGTGTCGGGTGACGCGGAGCTGCCTACGGCACGCTTAGTCGAGCGTTTGGCGATCGATCTGGCCAAACGCCTGAGGGATGTACCTTATCGGCTCCGGCTGGAATGGTTTGCCGGAGGTGACGACCCCGTTGGCTACCTGGTCTCGCCGCCTGAATTCATCGGGACGCTAGTTCGGGTTGTTGGCGAGGTGGCTACCGCCTGGAATACCGTCCGCGAGGCTCTGGCCACGAGTGGGTATACTCGAACTGTGAGTGGAACTGTGGCAGACGCCCTAGAGAGGGTTCGCAATTCTCGGAACGGCATGGGTCACCGCGATGTGCCAGCCGTGGAGCCCGAGAGGCTGCGCGATGCGCGCGAGAAGATTCAACGCGCCCAGGAGCGGCTTCGGGAACTGACCATTATGCTTGAGGAGATGTAGAAAGTCAAGCCCTGAGATGTAACGACTTCGTCAACCCAAGGCGCACGGAAGCGGTTAAGATGAGAAGCGGCCCCGGCAGGAGTCGAACCTGCGCACCCTGGCTACGAGACCTGGCGCTCAATCCCTGAGCGGGGCCAAGAGGAAGTGACCTGGGAACCGAAGCGTTGCAAGCGCTCCGGCTCTCAGGCTCGCGGGTTAGGCGAGGAGACAATAGAACCCATGAACCAGAACGCTCTCGGGCCTCTTGGACAACCTCGTCTGACGTCGACAGGGGTACCGCCTTCCCAGGGGGCCGCGACGCTGCCACCCGCGTCGATACCGTCAAGGAGCAGCGGCCCAGTTCAGCGCGCGATCCAGATCCCTCTTGGTACCGCCTGGGCGACCTTACAGGCACCGTTCCCCCTCACTCAGGAAACGTGGGACTTGATGCTGACGGTGCTGGAGGCCATGAAGCCCGGGCTCATCCAGCGGGATGTCGCCCCTGCCCCGCCCACCGAGCCGCCGCCGCTTTCTTGATGGTTTTGGAAAAAGAGCTTGCCTACTTCGAGGCCCATAAGAGCGATCTACTCTCCAAATATCAGGGCCAGTTCGCGCTGATTTATGGCGATGAGCTGCTTGGGACGTACACGCGCTTCGAGGAGGCTTTCGAGGCAGGGGTGGCGCGGCTGGGCAACGAGTCGTTCCTAGTGCAGCCGATCGTCGAGAACGCAGGGCAAGTTCAGTTCCCTGCCCTCGCCGTTGGGTTGCTTCGTGCCCATCCATAACCAGTTCATCGCACCAGGCCCGGGCCAGCCACCCAATTCGCAGGCTCTTCTGGAGGTGGGCGCCTGCGTGGTCGCCGAAGTTCATGTTCCGCCCCAGATCGCCGAGGTTCTAGAAAAGGAAGGAAGTCCCGTCCCGGCGTCGCAAAGCGGCTTCAGTTCGGGTTGGACTTGCGACGGCAGCTCGCTTGACGAGCCGTGCCCGTGCCTGGCATAATGGGGTACTAAGGAGAGTGACCCTCCGGCTGCGAATTGGTGGCCAGAACAGATGGGCAAGTGTCGGGTCTGCGGTGGCGACCTACTAGATCCAGACAAGGATCACGATGGCCGATAACGAGCCCGGCGTCGGAGACTGGCGCGGTGAGTGTCACGAGTGTGGTGGCGAACTACATGGCACGAGTTCGGTGGTCTGCGATCGGTGCGCGCATGGGCATGATCTAGACAGACATAGACGAGAGACCCAGGTGGCAAGGAGACAGAGACACACGGGTAGAGGCGAGAGCCACTAGGGCACTGGGCGAGAGATCGGATAGGGCGGAGGCGATCGCGGATCGGGACGAGATAAGACAGAGACGAGATCCGGGCGACGAGAAAGTCTGGCTGGCTGCCAAGGACTCGCCACCCATTAGACGCATACCGGGTGGGGATACTCCAGGGAGATGGGTCCTCACTCATAGATTATGAGTCTCTGCGCATAAAGTAACTCACGGGCACAGGTAACTCACAGCGATTGAGATCAACCCGGCTGGCGATAAGAACTCTTATCGTGAACTCCAGAGGCTGTCTCGGGCCTCGCCGATGGCTGGTTCGGCCAAAGTTACCTAATCGATCTCGTCGTATCCGTCCTTACCGCTCCGAAATTTACAGCTCCAAAAACTCGCCTTTAGGCCCGATTCGCAATAAGCCACTCTGACAAAAAGTATATCCCCGGCAATCCCGGCACTCGTGAGATCAAGTGCGCTGGATAGCGGAGCAGCCAGTTGCACTCTTGAGGCACCTTCCCCAACAGCCGTTAGATTAGGTCGTCGTCTACTCGGAGGTGGTCTGCAAGCATGAGTGGTGGCACCTCCGTACTTGCGGACCTACTTGATCCCCCTGCGAAGCGGATCTATCGCACACCGGGAGCGTTGGCGAAGGCGCTGAACCCGAAGACGAGGCAGACACCCGCGCTGGACCTGATTGACGCGGAGTTGGTAGGGGTCGCGGAAGGGCGGTGTGAGCGGCTGATCATTTGCATGCCTCCTCAGGAGGGCAAGAGCACCCGGATAAGTCGATACGGGATCCTGTGGATGCTGTACCGGAACCCCAATCTCCGGGTGGTGCTGATCTCGTATGGGGAAGAGATGGCGCGGCACTTCAGCCGACAGATCCGGGGTGACATCACCACCTTTGACGGGACCGAAGGTTTGACGGATCTGGGCCTGCGGATTCAGGCCGACAGCCGAGCGGTGGGGAACTGGCGTTTGGCGCTACCGGCCCAGGGCGGTCTTTACGCGATTGGTCTGTACGGCTCGATCACGGGCAAGCCGGTAGACCTGTTGGTGATTGACGATCCAGTCAAGGACTTCCGGGCAGCGGATTCAGAACTGCTGTCTGAGCAGGCATGGCAGACGTGGATGGCCGTTGCCCGACCAAGGCTGGCGCCCAACGCTCCGGTAGTTGTGGTGCTGACCCGGTGGCATGAGCAGGACTTGGCGGGGAGGCTCTTGGCCAAGCAGGCAGAGGATGAGGCGGCTGGGGTTGAGAATCACGACCGCTGGAAGGTGATCAACATTCCCGCCCGGGCTGACCATGACATTGAGAAGGGTGAGGCCGACATCCTGGGGCGCAAGGCCGGGGAGTTCATGATCTCGGTCCGTGGGCGGACGCGAGAGCAATGGGAAGCGACCAAGGCCGCGACGGCTCCGAGGATCTGGACTTCTCTCTACCAGGGCCGGCCGAGTCCGGAAGCGGGGGACGTCTTCCAGAGAACGTGGTGGAAGCGGTACGACATCCCGCCGTGGACCAGGGAAGGCACCTCGTGCCTTGTTCCCGACGGCGAGCTGGTCCAGTCGTGGGACATGACTTTCAAAGACACGTCTTCGAGTGACTACGTTGTTGGGCAAGTCTGGCTCCGCCGGGGGGCAGATGCCTTTCTGGTGGATCAAGTCAGGGCGCGGATGACCTTCACCGAGACCATCACGGCCTTGCAGTCGCTGACTGCAAAGTGGCCGCAGACCACTGCCAAGTTGGTTGAGGACAAGGCCAACGGCCCGGCGGTGATCGATAGCCTGAAGAAGGAGATCGGCGGGCTGATCCCGGTCAACCCCGGCAAGGACTCCAAGACGGGCCGAGCCCGAGCGGTGAGTCCCTTCGTGGAGTCGGGTAACGTCCACCTTCCCACCGAACGGGTTGCCCTGTTCAATGTCGAGTCGCTGATCGAGGAGTGCGCCTCATTCCCCAACGGCGCTCACGATGACCAGGTGGACGCGTTGAGCCAGGCGTTGAAGAGGCTCCTGTTGCACGCAGTCAGTGCCCAGGCGGAGGCGTTCCACCAGTTGGCCCTGGAGAGACTCGCCCAGACGCCGTTGGAGGTTGTCCAAGAGGCCCGAGAGGCCCGAGAGCGTCTGGCGCGACCAAGGGCCTTGGTGCGGTGTCCGTCACCCCAGAATTTGAACAAGCACCTCTACCGGGGTGATGTCTGTGCCTTATGTGGGCAGGTGCGGGAGGCGGTGAGTGTCTGAGATAAAGCTAGCCCCCGATCCCCTGTTCCCCGAGGGGAGTTGCCACGAACCCGACCCACTCGTCGGTGATCTCTGGTGCTTCTGCGGCTCTCCGGTAGAGGATTGTCCTGTCATCGGCCGCGCCATCGCCGCTGTACGAGAGGCGGAGCGCCCGAGCTAGGCGCCCCGCCCTGTAGGTCAGCCCGGGACGAGTTCGCCCTCCGTCGAGAGGAACATCGGAGCCAGCCCGATCCTCATCGCGGCTTTCCCTACTGGCCACCAAGACTTCTGGTCGCAGGTGGGGCAGTGATACTCATACAGACCGTCCTCGGTGGGCTGCTCTGCTTCGCTGGGGATATCGTGGTTCTCATCGGCGCAGATCCGCCCAAGGATCTTCTCGGTCTCTTCGTCGGATAGTCTCCTGATCGACACCTGTCTCTCCTCTGGTCCCGGGTTGATTTCCGGCCTTTCGATTATAGCACCCCCTGAGCCCCTTATGGGCTGGGTAGGAGATTCCGAGTGAGAATCGGCTCATTTGAGTTTGGCCGGGTCCGCAAGGATGCCCTGCCCCTAGTCACCCAGGGTGCTATGCCCGACCCCACCACCGAGCAGTCGATGGCCGCTCAGGGCCTCGGCCCGGTCATGCCGTTCTCCCCCGGAAGACCCATCAACCCCTACCTGGCCCTCGGGACGGCCCCACGCGCCTACGATTTCCGAACCGGGCGCAACATAAATGTCCGTCCACGGTCGGATCGGTCCTCGTTTGACCTGCTGGCGGGGCTGACGTACAACTGGCCCGTGGCGGCCATGTGCATCGCACACCGGATCAACAGCTATAAGAGCTTCACGTGGTCGGTCGTCCCGATGCCCGGGGAGACCGGGAACAATGACCTCTTGATCCAAGAGGCGACGAAGATCATGCAGCGGCCGGATGGCAAGCATTCCTACATGTGGGTCATCTCGCAATACCTGGAAGACCTGTTCCGGTATGATGCCGCATGTCTCTACCGAAGGCGGGACGAGCTGGGCCGCGTGATCGGACTCAATGTGGTCTCTGGCCTGACGATTGCGCCGATGCTGGACTTCTACGGCCGCATCCCCGACGCCCCCGCGCCGGCGTACATCCAGTACGCGAACGGGCTTCCCTTTGAGTGGTTCACCGAAGACGACATCGTCTACGAGCCGTTGAATCCCCAGCCGGATTCAGCATACGGCAAGGCCCCCATCGAGAACGTGATGATGGCCGCGAACACCGACATCCGCATGGGGCTGAGTCTGCTGGACTACTTCACCGAGGGCTCGATTCCCGGTGGCATTGTCAACGCCTCGGCGAGCATCACGGACCCTGCGGCCCTTCGGGAGCGCGAGGCCGACTGGGATGCAGACCTCGAAGGCGACCAGGCCAAGAAACAGCGAGCCAAGTGGCTGATGGCCGACGAGAAGTTCACCGCCATCGACAAGAAGCCGTTTGACGAGAACGCATTTTTATGGAACTTCCGCATTGGCTGCGCCGCCTTTGGAGTAGTGCCTCAGGATTTGGGCATAACCCTGGATGTGAACCGCGCGACTAGCGATACGCAGATAGATATTCAAGAGAGAATTTCTGATCGTCCGCTCGGATTGCACCTGGACGGGATCTTCACCCGCTATTTACAGGACGATAGGGGATACCCCGTCGAGTTTCACACTAGTCTTGCCGCAGTGAAGGAAGACAGGTTGACCGAGGCCAACGCTTGGAAGGTCTACGTTGACGAGGGCGTCGCCTCTGTTAGCGAGATGCGCCAGGCGCTCTTGGGATTGCCCGAGGATGACGAACGTCCCGTCCCGCGGTTCATCATGACTGCGCGGGGCGGGCCGATCCCGATCGCGAATCTCATGGCCATCGCGGGGCCGGTGAACCCCGACACGATGATGCCCGCGGAAGAGATCCCGCTATTGGACACTCGGGACAAGCCCCTCGAGGCTGCGGCCGGTTTACTTCCCGGCAAGACCATGAACACCCCCGGCGCGCTTGTGAGCACCTTCAACCCCGACGAGCCCGAGTTCCCGCAGGACGAGAACGCCGTTCCCCCCGCACCGACTACGATCGCTGCGGTCGCTAAGGCCGAGACTGCGGGGATCACCACGGAGACTGGTCTAGAGGGTGTGGACCTTCAGGGCCGGGATGAGGACGAGGAAGAGGAAGCCGAGGTCGCCAAGGAACTCTCCCGCTGGCGGGACAACGCCCGAGGCCGTGTGAAGCTCGGTAAGGCCCCCCGGCAGTTCGCGAGCACCATCCTACCCGTTCCGCTGTGGACGGCCGTCTGGAAGACACTGGAGCCCGCCAGGACCAGGAATCAGGTAGACCAAGCGTTCGAGGTGGCCAAGGCACAAGGCCCAAAAGCCCCTAGGCGCCTTCTGGATCAAATCGCGGCGCATTACGCACCGCTGATCCAGGCGGCGCTCCCGAAGGCCTTAGGTGGTCTGGACGACGCGATTCGGGCCTATGCACAAACCCAATCAGTTGTCAAGGCGCTACAGGCCGACCCGGCTGCGAGGCAGGCGGCGCGTGTCGCCCTGGCTGCTGCGGTCGTGGTCGATCCGTCCGCGCTCAAGACCGTGTTGCAGAACTTGGCCGCCGATGCTTACCTGGCCGGGACGCACACCGCTGCGTCAACCGGTCAGGTGCTCACCGCCTTCGGGAAGATTGACACCGCAATCGACTGGGACGCCTGGACCCCCGGTTCGGCTGCCGCCGCGCAAGCACTGAACGACCCGGGGTTGAATGCAGTCCTCGATGCGGCGGACCAGACGATCTCTGGACTGACCAGTAACACCATCGACCAGATCGGCACGGTGCTTGCAGATGGGATCTCCCAAGGGACTTCAGTCGATGCCCTGGGGGTGCAGATCCGGGACTTCGTTGGAGGTGACGCCGACCGGGCGTTCATGATCGCCAACACCGAGACCTGCCGGGCGATGTCTCAAGCCTCGATGAACACCTACACCCAGAACGGGATCACCGGGGTCACTTGGTCGGGCGAAGACGATGCCTGCGACATCTGCCAGGCCAACATAGACGCCGGGATTATCGCCACGGGCGACGACTTTCCCTCTGGCGATTCTGAGCCGCCTGCCCACCCGAACGACAGGTGCAGCGTCAGCCCCGCCGACTTGCCAACCGAAACCAGCCAGCCGGATCAGTCCGGAGACGAGGAGTAGCACATGGCAGACGTAGCGGCCAAGGTTGCCAAGATGACCGAGATGCGTATCGGGGTCACCCGCTGCGGCTGTGGCGAGCCCACCTCGCACGCTAACACCCCATGCCCGCAGGGCGTGTCCGATCCCTCCGGGACGCGCGTCCTGCGCTCCTACCGCAACCCACTCAGGCAGCTCGCCTGGAACCTCACAGGGAGATAAGTTTCTTCGGGTTCTTCCGCCGCCAGACCATGCAGGCTCGGCAGTACCGGTAGTTGGGCTGAGATGGCCTTCTGTAGGTGTTCTCAGGGGTGAACTCGTGACCTCGCTTACAGTGGGTCTTGGACGCCTGCCAGATGCCTTGCCGACCTGGCCGCGGGGCGCCGAGAACCGGGTGGGGGAATCGGGCGATAGCCTCAATGGCCTTGGCCCGTTTGGACTCCAACTTCATGTAGGGCACCATCGCCTCTAGCAGGGCGATGACGTCGTATCGACGGAAGAGGGTCCAGGTCCAGCAGTCACGACGCGGCTGGAGACCGCCGGCCTTGGTACTACGCCGATCGCGATAGACGCTGCCTCCGAACTGAGCAACCCAGTCGATGACCTCTTTGTCGGTCATTCCGATGCGGAGTTGGGTGTGGGACGGCCCAACGACAGAGATACTCCCCTCCCCATCAAACAGCCCCGCCAAGTAAGCCAGGTCCGTGGGCTCCGTTGGAACGCGATAGGAACTGGCCCACAACTCAGACGGTTTCCAGTCCGGGAACCGGCGATGAAGGGCACCGTAGAGAGCCTCTCCGTTGCGTCCGAGTTCTGCCGCGATGTGGCGGACTTTTTCGCCCGCCAGCACCCGACCCATTACCGCGTCGAGATCGTGACCTAGAGATTTTACCATAGCTACAGTATAGCACACCAGGAGTATAGAGCAATGGCTACCGTACTGACTTCCGCGGGCAAGGGGCTGACGACGGCTCACCTGACAAACACTGGAACCCCCGTGGCGCCCCAGTACGTCGCCATCGGCTCTGGGGCCACGGGTGCCGTGGTCGCCGACACCGCCCTAACGACCGAATACACCACCGGCACGTGGACGGGCTACGCGCGCGTATCCAGCACGATGACCCAGCAGACCGTCACCGCGACCAACGACACCGCTCAGTTCGTGGCCACCTGGACCGCCCCGGGGACGGAGACCGTTGCCGAGGCTGGCAACTTCACGGCCTCGACCTCGGGTACGATCTTCGTGCACGGCAACTTCACCGGGGTGGCGCTCAGTTCGGGCGATTCGCTCCAGGTTACGATCACCTGTCAGTTCACCTGAGTTCGGTGTTGGCGGGAGGTCAGCCGGTGGCTGAGCAATTCGACGTGGTGACCTTCTGATGCCCACCTTCCCTTACGCCTACACGGCGAACTACGGCGCCAGCACGGTCACGAAGATCAACCTCTCCACGTTCGCGACAGTGGGTAGCGCGCTTGCGGTGGGCAGCTACCCCTACTCCATCGCCGTCGATCCGGCTGGGACCTTCGCCTACGTCGCGAACTACAACAGCAGCACGGTCACGAAGATCAACCTCTCCACCTTCCTGACGGTGGGTAGCGCCCTTGCGGTGGGGAGCGACCCCATCTCCATCGCCATCGATCCGGCTGGGACCTTCGCCTACGTCGCGAACTACAGCGACTCCACGGTCACGAAGATCAACCTGAGCACGTTCGCGACAGTGGGGAGCGCACTGGCAGTGGGGGGTTACCCCATCTCCATCGCCATCGATCCGGCTGGGACCTTCGCCTACGTCGCGAACGCTGGCGACTCCACGGTCACGAAGATCAACCTCTCCACCTTCCTGACGGTGGGTAGCGCGCTTGCGGTGGGGAAAAGCCCCCAATCCATCGCCGTCGATCCAGCTGGGACCTTCGCCTACGTCGCGAACTACAGCGCCTCCACGGTCACGAAGATCAACCTCTCCACCTTCCTGACGGTGGGTAGCGCACTGGCGGTGGGGAGCGACCCCTACGCCATCGCCATCGATCCGGCTGGGACCTTCGCCTACGTCGCGAACGCTGGCGACTCCACGGTCACGAAGATCAACCTGAGCACGTTCCTGACAGTGGGCTCTGCGCTGGCGGTGGGAAGCGTCCCCCAATCCATCGCCGTCGATCCGGCTGGGACCTTCGCCTACGTCGCGAACGCTGGCGACTCCACGGTCACGAAGATCAACCTGAGCACGTTCCTGACAGTGGGCTCTGCGCTGGCGGTGGGGAGCGACCCCCAATCCATCGC